AAAATCTTCAAAAAAAAGTTTTGAATACAAAGAAACAAATAGATCTTATAATAAGACAATATAAAAGAACAACGGCTGGTGGAATGAGATTCCAAAAAAATGAATGGCAAAGACCTGAAGAAATAAATGTTTCGGTCTGGTCAAATAGTGCAGATATTGACATTATTTTAGGAAACCTCATGGATAGTATTATGTCTATTATTCAAGTAGGAACATTTGGAGACAATTCAAAAATAAGAAACATGAAAACAAGAGTGGTTAAAGGGCTTACTAATTTTAACTTTGGAAGAGTTCTTTACGGATCAGAATATAACTTGACATTTACAAATAAATATAATAATTATACTATATTTACTGATGATGTTATTACAGATCATACGTTTGAAGGGACTTTTACTATACCAGGAGAAGATGCAGAGGAGACAACATGAGTAAGAAAAAAAAAGAAAAAATATCATTAAATGCTTATCTTGCAACATATTCAAGAAAAAGAAATCTTGACACAACCATTAAAAAATGGTATATGAGAAAATACAATGATTCTAAATATAAGACGATAGAATCTTGGAATAAAATAATTCAAGAGTTTTATAATGAATCTGAATCTAAATAATTTTAAAACCTGCGAAAAAAGCATAGGGAAAAATCAGTAACAATGGAGATAAAAAATGGCACAATATTATGATTTTGCAGGTCAAAGAATAATAGTTCCAGGAGCATATACAAAGCGTATTTTTCCTGTAGACCAGGGTGCGGGAGCAATAACAGGTAGAGTAATTATTCTCGGAGAGGCATCCAAAGGTGGAATCCCTTATAATGCATTCGATGACATAGAAGATTGTATAAACGTTGTAGAGGGCCAGGCCCAAGCATTAAATGTATTCGGTGGTGGAGATATTTATTATGGTGCTGAATTTTATTTGACTCCATCAAAAGATGAGCGATTTAATAAACCATCTCAAGCCAATTGTGTTGTTGTTAATCAAATGGGTCAAGCTGGTACTAAATTGACAGCAAGTGCAGCAAATATTATTGACATCCTTTTCAATAAGTATGGTACAGATGGAAATACTGCAGCAGTAAAAGTTTCATCTGGATCGAATGTTGGAAAAAATATTGAAGTTATTTATAAAGGAGACAAAATTTTAGATAACGATGATACAGAACTTCCTTTAATGAACATTACATATACTGGAGCTGGAACGCCAGCAACTATGACAATTACAGCAACAACTTTAACGACTTCTTGCACGGGTGCTACTTCAGATAATTTAAATATCACGCTTGCTGATTATTCAGACATGGGAAGTTTAATAAATTATATTAACAATCAAGCAAATTATACATGTACTTTAACAGGAAAAAGTGATGAGAAAACAACTGTTTTTGATGCAGTTACAAGTCAAAGTATTTTAACTGAATATGCTTGTCTCGGAACGGTTGAAGCAATAATTCGTATTCTTAATTCAACAGGAGATCTTACCGCATCTCTTGAAACAGGTGCAGTCAGAACAATTCCTGATGACATGTCTGAGTTTCAATACTTTACTGGAGGATCTGTAAGTTCTGCAACGACTGCGGATTGGATTGCTGCCCTTGCAAAACTTGAAAAATATGACCTAAACAATCTTGTTATAATGTCTGGGAGTGAGACAATTCACGACCTGGTTAATGATCATGTTACAAGAATGAACTCAGTAACGGAAAAAAGATATAGACAGGCTGGATTTGGAGCAGGAAGTTCCACAACTACAAAAGCTTTAAGAATTAAAGAGATGAAAGCCCTTAATTCAGCATATCTTGAATACTGTATATCAAGTTTTAAACGATATGATTATGTAAATAATGTTGCAGATGTTGAGTTTGATCCATATTATCTATATCCACTTATTGCAGGTTTAAGATATGCAAATAATGTAGGAATGGATGTTGTTTTCAAATACTTGAATGTGCTTGCAACTCCTGAAATTGGCAAAACAGATCGAAATGATTATGCTGAAGCAGGGGCAACTGTTATTCAAAAAACAACAAATGTTAACAATATAAATAATTTTGAAATTATAATAAACAATACTACTTTTCAAGGTTCTCAAGTTACCAGAACAAATCCAAGTGTTGTTTATGAAACAAATGTTCTGACAAAAGATTATGAAGAGCAGGTTACTGAGCAGATAAGATCTTTAGATACCGTAGCTAACTCTGTAATTATTACAAAAATACAAAATTGGATTACTACATTTTTATTTCCAAAATATAGAGATGACTACAAATGGATAACTGATGGACCAGATGGACAAAAAGCTTTTGACAATGTTTCATTTTCTCAAGACGGTGAACAGTTTATAACAACAGCAACTCTTACGATGAGCGTTACTCCAAGATTTGCTTTTAATTTCTTAACTTTTATAACGCCAGGACAAAACGTATAGGATAGGAGGATTCAATTATGGCTTTTAGAGTAGCGGGAGAACCACAAGGACCAGTAGGGTCTGGTATTGATTGCTTTTTAATGCAAGATAATACAATATTGGCATATTCAACAGATTTGAATGTTTCTGAAGACTATATGTTGGACGGAGTTCAAAGTCTTGGATATTATGGATTTAGAGATTTATTGTCTTTAGGGTACGATTGCAACATGACAATGGGAACATTCCTTTTGAGAGGTGCAGATGTAGATGGAAGTGTCTCTATTCCAGGTTGGCAACCAGATGGTAACAACAATATAAATAGCGCAGGACTCTATACCTTTACAGGCTTAGATGTCCATACTCTTACCGTTCTTTTTACTATAATGGGTGTAAAATACGGAGGTGGAGACACAACAATAGCGCAAGGCGCACTTATGAATCGTCAAACACGCTGGAGGGCACGTATGCTGTTGCCAGGTCTTCAAACAAGCTAAAAAAAATAACAAAAACGAGGTAAAGAATGAACTTGCTAAATTTAGAAAGTGAAAAATTCAAAAACGTAGAAGTTAGAGGATATAATTTCAAAATAAAATTTATATCTCCACAGGAAAGAATGCAAATTGCAAATCAGAGAATTGCATTTCAAAATGGACAACCTGTAGAGGCTCTTACTCAAGGAGAATATGATTTGTTTATGAGTATTGCCACAGTGAATGCTTGTGTGGAAGAATATCCAACAGAATTTAATGAAAATGAATCTTGTGCCAGGTGGGACGATGAAGATCTTATTGTTGAATTGGCACAAGAGATCCAAAAACATACAGACGACATTAAGTCGAAATTAAAAAAAAATAAACCTATTAGTGGAGGCGAATAAAGATAAATATTTTGTAGATGGGTTTTTGATAAAACATTTTGATATTTTTCCAATTGGATTTGATAAGAATAATTTGTTTTATGAACAAAAAACATTTTTGATTTATTTGTCTGCATCTATTCCTTCAATAGATGAGTGGACAATCCAAATGAGCTATTTGACCCAAAAAGATGAAATAGAAAATCTTAAATTAAAAGATATCAAATTAAGTCAAGAAGACTTAAGTCTTGTAAACCTTCAGGGTGGAAATGTAGAGAATTTAAAGAAAGAACGATTAAAAAATGAAAAAGAAAAAAAACTGAAAGAATTAAATGAAAAATTTGGGATAAAAGAAGAAGCTAATAAAAAAGAAATAAAAGTAAGCCATAAGCCTGATAGAAGACAAAATTTATGGGACATGTTAGAATGTAAGGGTTTAATTGATAATAAGGAATAAAAAATGGCTGATTATAGAATAAAATTTGAATACAAAGGAATAGGAAAGCAAGCAAGTAGTGTTCGTCAAAAAGTTCTCCAAGCTCAAAAAGGTGCTCGCAAAGATGTTTCTTCGACATCAAAAGACAACCAGGTTATAGGATCAATAAAATCTCTTAATACGACTTTGCAAAAACTAATTGCTTCTAACAAATCACTTGAAACAGCTATAAAAAGAACATCGATGGGGGGTGGCACAAGTGGTCGCATGCCTGGTGGCGGTGGAATGCCTGGCAGTGGTGGAGCTGGCATTGGGCGAATTGGTGGTGCAATACCACTCGTTGGAGCTGCTGTTGCTGCTCTTGGATTCACAATTCAAAAAGTAAATCAAATTGGAAATGCTTATATAGAAAAAACGAGCCAACAAATTGGCAATGTAGGAGTTGCTGGTTTTAGAAAAGGGCAAGGTGTTTATGAAGCTGCTCAAGTCGGAGCAGGGATGAAAGCTTATGCAATGAAATCTGGTAAATTCTCAAAAGGTGTACGTCCAAATCAGGCTGCTTTAGACATTGGGGCTATGTATGGTCTTTCTGCACAAGAAACTCTGGGGATGGCAGGAACATATAAACGTGCTGGAGCAGATTATGGGACTGTTGCTGCTCAAGCAGCAGGTAGAGGGCTTCAATCTGATGTTCCAACATTATTGACTGGAATTGGCGGTTTATTAGAAGAAGCTGTTAGATTGGGAATAAACACTTCTGATATGTCAAAAGATATTGGAAAAGAAATAACAGCCTTAACTCTTAAGACAAGTGGGAAAAGTGCTGAAGCTGCTTTAAATATAATAAAAAGTTTTTCTGGTGTCAAAACTCAAGTCGGACGAGGAAAAATAGGTAGTTATGAAGGATTAATGACAACAAGGGCTACTCAAGATATCCTTACAGAAAGATTAACTGGTGAAAATAGAGCTAATTACTTAGATCGACTTGCTGAAGAAGGAATGATAAGTTCTGCACAAAAAGAAAAGTTAATGAATCTAAAAAAAGGCGCAGGAATTGAAGACATCCAGAAAGCTGTCGGTGGATCTGCGACATTTGCGTTAACTAAAAAAGTAGCACGTGAAGAAGGCCCTGCTCGACTATTAAGAAGGTCAATGCAACAAATGCAAAAAACTTTTGGAACTTCTCCTGAAGCAATGCAAAGAGCAATGAATGTTTATTCTCAACAAGGTGGTACTTTAACCGAGGACCAGTTTATGGCAGCCTGGAAAGGAGCAAGAGAAGGTGAGCCTACAGACGTTACTCAAAAGGGTCAAGCTGCAATCAGAAAAGGAGCAAGAGAAGTTGAAACTTCGAAAGCTGGTCTTTCTGTTCAAAGGAGAATTCAAAGGGAAAATCTTATATTTCAATATGGAGCATCTTTTGCAAAAGCATCTTTAGAGATGGAAAAAGCGATGATAAAACTTGCTAAAGATGCAGTGCCAACTGCTGTTACTGCAATAGAGGGG